AGATTCAGCAACAGCTAAGCCGCAGATCAATCCGGCGATGGCGAAGTACACCGTCGATGTAGAATGGATAGCCGGCCTTATCAAGGGCATTCCTACTTCCATGTTGGAAGATTTGCCCTGGATGACTTCCTACCTTCAAAATAAAGGAATGAATGAACTGATGAAAGCAGAGGATTTGCAGATTCAGGAAGGCAGCGGGACACCCCCGGATTTGGACGGTTTTTTCACCGGAACCAATGTTGCTGAATACGACGGAAGTAAGACCATCTTTATTGAACAGCTTATCGATGCGGCTTACAGGCAGATTGCCAACAGCTTTTACAACGCCGATAAGGTTGTTATTTCCAACGCAGACAAGGTAAGCATTTTACTTACTGAAAAGTCCACAGGCGCAGGCTATGGCCTTCCCGGCGGAACGGTAAGTGTTGTAAACGGCATGATTAACGTTGCCGGGCTGCAGTTGTTCTCCAATCCTACTCTTGATGAGGGCGAAGCCCTTATAGGAGATTTCAGGGAATCACAACTCGTTATCCGGTCAGCTCCCCGGTTGAGGTTCTTTGACCAAAACGCCACGGATGCTGAGAAAAACCAGATTATGATAAGGATTGAAGAACGGATCGCTTTGGCCATCTTTTCTTCCCTTGCATTTGTGAAGCTTCCGGTTAGCACCTAAGTTCTTGGTTGGTTTGTTTTTTCACTAAGCCTCTCTCTTCCCCAGGGAGGGGCTTTTTAAAGTAAGTTTATGTCTGGATACGAATTTAACGATGATTATTACGAAAGTACCTCAGATGATAAGTTGATTTGGGGCATTAACTACCGTGTTGTAACCGACCTTGCGAGCGAGCCTGTTACGGATACATTCTTTAAAGAGCACGCCCGGATTGACTTTGATACGGACGATACCCTTATAGATTCGTATTTGGTAGCCGCCAGGATGCATTTAGAGCAATGGAGCCAAAGATCATTTGGGGTTAAAACAATGGGGTTAACAGCTTTAAGACTGCCGAAGTATTATAAACTGATGTTTGGGCCTGTTAACGTAATTACAAGCCCTGCGACCGGATTTACTTTATCGGGCGACATTTTAAAGGAAGGAGGTACAGACATTGACATTCAATACACCACCACCGGAATTATTAACGACCTTATCAGGGTTGCGATATGCCGGTATGCGGCAGGGCTATACATGAGCAGGGAAAACGTCTTTACTAATCGGGATGGAACGGTTATAAATCCTGATATCATGATGGATGAAGCAAAGAAAATGATCAGGCCGTATGCGAATCTTATTATATGAAAAAAGTCAATTACAAAAACAAACTGTTAAAGGATGATAAGGGCGGGAGATTTGAACCAAAAAATAAGCATCAAAAGGCCCGTTTCTGTCCAGAATGCAAGCGGTGGATTCGCGACGGGGTATGCGACTGTACTTAGTACCTTCGCAAGGGTAAAGGAGGTTAGGAGCAATCCTGATCTAATCGCAGCCCAGGAAAACGTTTCTAACTTGCTTGAAGTGCTAATCAGGTACAGACCGGTTAATCCGGTTCATAATGGGGATGTGATACATTGGCGTTCTTTTGAGTATGTTGTGAATAATATGGTTGTTGATCCGCATAGGACTTCGATTGTCTTTACGGTGGTAGCCAATATGCAAGTGTCCCACAGGCAGCTAAACGAAACAGAATACACCCCGTTTCCTTATGCCCCGGATGCTCAGGACCTAACCACTTTGATTATCCAGATTGACGGATTGGCGGTTAATAAGGGGGAGGGCAATACCGATGTGAACGAAATAGAGATCGGGGATTATTGTTTTGGATGGGAAGGGGACGAGCTTCTTGGATTCAGGGTAACAGGACTCCCTTATACAGACCCCGGAAACAGGGTTTATGCTTTAGAAAACGAGGTATGATAAAAGTAACGGTAACAGGCAATGAGGCCGCGCTAAAGAATATCGACACCCGGTTAAAGGGAATGAGCGAGGCAGTACAGGATGCTATTACGATATCGACAAATGATATTTATGCTGAAGCAGACGCTAAAATATCAACTATTACGGATTTAGGTGGATTGAAAGCTGGTTTAAACAAGGACGTTATTTACGAAAAGAACGTAACGATTGGTGAAGTGGAAGTGCGTAAAAACTACGCCGCCTATGTTGAGTTTGGCACCGGAACGCTGGTTAATGTTCCTGCTGGATTAGAAGATTATGCGATTCAATATAAAGGAAAAGGAGTAAGGGAAGTGAATTTACCGGCGCGGCCCTTTTTGTTCCCGGCCTTTGCAAAAGCCGCGTTAGAGCTGCCAAAAGAAATAGAAAAACAACTGAAAGCCTTTGGAACTGAGTAAAGCTATACGGACGGGATATTTTGGGGCATTGGACGGAAATGTCACCTATTCAAGCGCAGACGTTCCAATATATGACAGTTTTGCTTTGCCGCAAGATGCAACGAATTACCCGTACATCATTTTATCCAGTCAAACGGATAACCAGCGTGAGCAGAAAACAGGTAAAACATTGAATGCAACGATCTTAATCGACATAGTAACCGGGGATAAAGACAACATAGGGCGGGCGCAAAGCGAGGACATCGCAGAACAGATTGAGGACATTTTAAACCCGGATTCAAACACAAGCATCAACATATCGGCAAACGGGTGGAAAATATCAGATACTTTACGTTCGGAATCGTTCGAGTTTACCGACAAAACTGATAAATATTATATCTTTAGAAAGTTATTGCGTTATACATTATTAATCTCTAAATCTTAAATCATGGCAAACGAAATCACCGCCAAAAATGTAGGCATCTACTTTAACACCGGAACCACTGAAAGCCCCGTTTGGGAGTTGGCGGTATGTTCCACTTCCGATGGCTTTTCCGGGTCTACCGATGCTGTTACCACTTCGACCAAGTGCGATGACGGTTGGGTGTCTTCCCTGCCGGGCGATAAGTCCTGGTCATTTTCTCATTCCGCTTTGGCTTCCAGTGCGCCCGCTTCCGGGCAAATGTCGTTTAAAGAACTGGAAACCTTGTGGATTAACGGAACGGTGGGAGAGTGGAAAATGGAAAGCACCGATGAAGACGATAATTATTATTGGTTTGGAACCGGTTGGATCTCCGAGTTAAACGAGGAAGCCCCATCGGGAGAGTACCTGACCGTAGACATCACCATTACCGGCACGGGAACCCCTGCTAACGTAGAAGCTACCTAATGAGGTTTGAAATCAATCTAGGGGGTGAAGCCCGGACTATTAATTTCAACATCTATGCAGCGACGGAACTAGGGAAAATCTTAGAGGTTCCACCTACCCCGGAGGCATTGATGAAGGCTATTTTGGAGATTAACGATCGTAATAGTTTGTTGATGTTCAAAGCCTTAATTTATGCCGGGATCATAGGCCATGACTATGAAACGTCTTTTAAGGCAAGCGCAACCCAAGCGGAGGTAGGCGGGTGGCTGTCAAACGCCAACGGGGATGAGCTGGTGGATGTGTTTAACAAGTTTGCCGAGGCTTTAGGGTTCAATCTGAAGGCTGAGGAAGAAACGGAAAAGCCAAAAAAAAAATCACGTATGAAGAAATCCAAAGCATTGCCTTTGGAGAAATAGGCCTTTTGCCGAAGGAATTTTACGCGATGACCTGGAAGGAGTTTATTCTACTTACAAGAGGATGGCAGCGAGGTACGTGGAAGAAATGGGAGCATACGAGATTAATAGCATACGTTCAGGCCACAACCAATAACAAAAGCAAGCGGAAACTACCAAAGATGGAAAAATGGTTCCCGCTTCCAACAGACAAGGAAGGCAATGAATTTGAGGCCGAGAAGTACAAGGTAATATTTGAAAAAGCCCGACTAAAACACGCACACAATGGCAGCACCCCCGGAAATAAAGGTTAGGATTACAGGCGACACCAAGGGGTTGGAAGATGCCGGGAATAAGGTGGCCAAAACATTAAAGGACGTTAATGCTAGTATTTCCAGGCTTGAAAAAGAAATAGCCGATAATATCCGAATTAGCAGGGGGTATGCCGGGGCCGTTGAAGAATTAAATAAGGAGCTAAAAAACGGAACCATATCCCAAGGGCAGTATCAAAAAGCCCTTTCCCGACTTCGCAGGGATGAAAAAGAAACTGAGGTTGCCACCAAAGAGCTAAGGCGGGAACTTTCCGGATTAAAGCAAGATTCCAGAAACCTACAATCCGCTGCTTTAGGCGCGGCTAGCGGGCAATCTGCGCTTAATAGTCAAATACGAGGCACCACCCCTACATTATTAGAATTTAATCGGGTTATTCAGGACGCCCCTTACGGCATTCAAGGTGTAGGTAACAACATCCAGCAATTAGTTGCCAACTTTGCTGTTTTAAAACAGAACGCGGGGAGTACAAAGGCTGCTTTTTCCGCTTTGTTAGGTGTTTTTTCCGGTCCCGCCGGACTGTTATTTGTTGTGTCTGCGGCAACTTCGTTGCTTACCGTTTTCGCGGGAAAATTGTTTGATTCAAAAGAAAACGCCGACGCGCTTAAAAAGAAACTTGAAGAAGTCAACGAGTCGTTTGACGTTGAGCTTGGGTTAAATCAGCAAATCCTTGATAACTTAGAAACCCAAGAGCTTTCCACATCGGACATCAAAAAAGCAAGGGAGGGTATTCTACTTAATCAGCTTCAGTCGGTAGGGGCGGTTCTGGCGGAAAACCAAGCCCTTTTAAACCAATTAAAAATACAAAATGAAATAGTATCTGATTGGGAACTTATTACCCAACTTATAACACAGGGCGTTGGTGGGGCGTTGGTTATTCTTAATCAATTTTACAAAGTAAGCCAGGACATTAACGACGCTATTTCAGGTGCGTTAAAAGATGTTTTAGGGATTAATTCAGTGCGGGCAAGGTTCGCCGCGGCAACAGCCGGGGATCTTAAAAAACAAAAGGCGCTGGAACAGGAAAACCTTTCTATCCAAACAAAATTACAGGAAGTAGTCGGGCAGATATTGGAGCTGAGAAAGGAAAGCACTAAGGAAACAAAGAAGGAACAATCGCTAAAGACCCCTAAGTTCAGCACAGTTGATTTAGAGGGGCTGGAAGCCATAGGCTTACAGGCCGGGCAGACCCTTCAAAAATCTTTAAGCGAGCAGCAGAACGCGGTGCGCAAGGGCATGGGCGATCTTTTGGACAAGCCTTTAGCCGACAGCCTGAGAAAAGCAACCCCCCAACTGGAAGCCTTTGCCGCTAAATTCGACGTGGTTAAAGAGGCTGGTATTGCGTTTTCCAGTGCAATAGGACAAGGATTTTCGCAGTTAGGATCGCTTATTTCTAACTCCCTACAAACCGGAATAGGAGTGTTAGATATATTTGTTTCAACCCTTGTAAACGGCATAGCCCAATTAGCCGCGTCCTTTGCCCAGAAGGCATTGATAGACCGGCTATTTGCCGTTTCATCCTTAGGGGCCAACTTAACGGCCTCTAATGCCAACGCAATTACCATTGCAACGAGCGCAGCCGCAGGACTTGGGCCTTTAGGATTAGCCGCCCTCCCTGGATTTCTTTCAGGCACTTTAGCGACTGTTAACGCGGCCTTTGCCGCCATCCCTAAGTTTGCGCAGGGCGGAATAGTTGGGGGAGGATCATTTACGGGTGATGACCTATTAGCAAGGCTTAACTCAGGGGAAAGGGTTCTTACTATTCAAGATCAGGGTATTTTGACCAGGGTTTTGCAGGGCAATCTTAGGAGCATGGGCGAACCCGCAGTAGTAACCGTAGAAGGAGTTATCCGTGGAAACGATATACTAATTGCCAACAGGAGGGCAGAAAGAAATAACCGGAGGTTTGGAAGATAATGGCCTATGTTGAACGATATTTTCACCAGTTTTGCGATCAATACGGGGATACGCACCGCATATCCATCCTACAGGACGGCTTTGGAGGTTCCGCAACCGAGATAGAGGGCCAGCCCAATCCTATCCTAATTACCTACGAATCATCTTCAGAATTTAAGTTTGACCCTATCCGGCCTTCCACGGCTGAGGTTTACTTAACATTTGGCACCGGGAATGATGTTGACTTTGAGGAGTTCTGGACCGCAGACGAACGGGAATTTAAAGTAGAATATTACCGGGATTCTGTACTGGAATGGTTGGGGTATGTGATCCCGAACGGGTTTTCCTATGAACTTCGGGGTGGTGTTTATTATGCTGAGATCAAAGCAAGTTGTGGGCTGTCTACACTTGAGTCAATACCTTTTTCCCTTAATGGGGTTCCGTATGGTATTCAAACTGATCTTACCTATAACAACGATTTTGAGTTCCCTTTTATCCTGATCGTTACCGAGATCCTGAGAAAATTAGACCTGGACATTAATACCTGGTCCTGCGTGGATGTGTACGAGCGCAACATGACTAAAACAGGCGACACCAGGGATGCCGACCCCTTAGCCAACGCCTATGTAAATGTCAAAACCTACATAAACGATTCCGAGCGCAAAGACATTCCGTACTGGAAGGATATAGGGGAGGTGTTCAATTGTAAGGAAGTACTGGAAAACCTATGTTACATTTTTGGCGCAATAATCTACCAAAGTAAGGGGGTTTGGAGAATAAAGAGACGTAATGTAGATGCGGACTACGGCAGTGGGGCAACGCAAAGATATTGGAGAAAGTATAACACCGCAGCGGTTTATCTGGGATTTGAAACGGTCAATAATGAGATAAACATAGAATGTTCCACCATTGCGAATGCCATGATCGGAAACGATCATTTAATGAGCATGGATGAAGTCTATAAAAAATTTCGTATTAACTATGAATATACTTTTGTGCGGGAAGGAGATGAACCCGTAGCCCTTATAAAGAATCCTAATTTTATCAATTTTTTAGCCAGTAGTAGATTAGCGGCCCCGGAGCGGTGGGTTAGATGGCGACAGGGCAATAAGTGGTATCCGAAATTACAGCCAATTACCATATCCGAAACCAGTGAAACAGATGGCATAACTACCGGGATCCAGATGGGAACGCAGTCGGACACCGTAGATTCCGGAACGCTCGACCCAAACGCCGCTATATGGGCATCCTTAAGATACAACGAACAAATAGAGGTTGTAAAAGGGGAAACATTAAGTTTTGAAGCCTATGCAAAATATAACTTCGTCTTAACAGGAAGATCAATTAATTACTACCCGGTATTCAAAATGAAGCTCGTTAGTAGTGTGGATCAAAAAATCTACTACCTGAAAAATAATCCAAGCGTTGTAAACGGCAGGACTATTACTACCTATGACTGGTCGGAAGAAGAATGCTTTTTTTATCTGTTGGCAAGTGCTGCTGAGAATTACGATTTTGCGGAAGTGTATGATTACCGATGGTACAAGTTTGCTTCTGAGATAGCGTCTATTCCAGACACCGGAAAGATCACCTTCGATATTCACGGCTTGACAGCGACCGAAGGGAGGGATTCCAGTAATTTTCCGGCATTTCCGGTTTACTTTCTTGACAGGGGGTCTGTTCGCTTGTATAAAGCCCTTAAAACCGTACGATTAGATTGGGTGGATTGGGGCGGGGACATTCCCAGATTACGCCTAACAAATGTTAAGTTAGGGCGGTTTCCTAATGAATCCGAACTGCCGCAATCCCAGGATTTTATCTATGAAAATCAGACTGGGGAATACTCCTTACAGGTCGACCCGTTAACCGTCCTTAATGGAGACGAGCAAGACGCTGCGCATATTTCTAATATCATTGTGCCTGAAAATGACACAGGAGGTAAGAACTTTTGGGACACCATAGACGATAAGTACGGCAGATCCTCTATAGGACTGATCACCACCAAATCAATAATGAACCAGTACATAAGTCCTTTCAGGATTTTGGAAGGCACCATCATGGCGCAAGGGCTGGATTTTGATAAGCGAATCACATTTACGGCGGTTCCTAGTGTTCAATTTATTATTCAAAGCGGGACATTTAACCCTTTGAGAAGCTATTTACAGGACGCTGTTTTTAAACAAATATCAAATGTTGCGATAGCGCCGGGGGGAAGTGAAAGCGGGAACACCCTGGATCCGGAGTGGATTAGAACGGGGAATATCCGGTGTGAAAAATCAGGTTTGGGGCTAAACACGGGTTATAGAGAGTGGCAGGAAGTGGATTCAAACCCCGCAAGCGAGACCTATGGACAAACCCAATGGATTAGTTCCGCCCCGATCCAAGATATTTTTGGCTGCCCCCAGGGAGAGCCCTCCCCTTACTATTGGGGAACGGACGTAGATCCGTTAGACCCTGATAATTTGACTGATTTCACCTACACTTTAGATTCTGCTTTTCCCAGAGAGGTACAGGTAAGTTATGATAACCCAGGAGGGGAATACATTTATTTTGTTCACTTAGATTCTTTGGGGCTGGTGGAAGAAGTAACGACCTCGGAACAGGAAAATATCATAAGTGATTTTCAGTACCTTGCCGACATCATGATCGACGGGTTTTTGTATAAAGTACTAAGACAGAATTATGTAACGGCGGACTTTGAGGATTTGGTAATTATATATACCTTTAACCAAAACCAAACAGAACCGGCGGGGGAACCGGAGCCAGGGCTAGTAACTTATTACAGGGTTCTATTATGCGGCAGCAATTCTTCCATATCCCCGACGGCGTACACCACCTTGGAACCACCTATCGCCAATCAGCGGTACATCGATTATTCCAATTTGAATTATTACAGATGGGACGGCACAGACACAGAACTAAGCAGCCCCCCAGCGACATTCATAGGAACCTTTCAATTAATATCCGGGCAATCGGGATGCCCTTAACAAATAGATAATGGCGCAAAGCATCATATCGCAGTTTCAGAGGGAATATGCCAACCCCATCGAGACATTTCGGCAGGTTGCTGATATTACGGCCCGGGATGCTATTAACACATCTAGGAGGTGGGAAGGAATGCTGGTGTATGTGCTTTCAACAGAAACGACTTATCAATTAAGCGGCGGAACGGATAACACGAGTTGGGCGGTTTTGGGCGGGGGCATATCCGGAATATCGCAAGCAGGACAGGCCACCACCTTTACTTTGCCAGACACCAGCACCATCGTGATTGATTTAGCGGTTAAGGCCCATTTGATCGACGGGTATTGGGTGAAAAAGGGGGCTGGAAGTTCCTTAACCAGCATTGAAGTTGGAGACTATTGCATGGGATGGGAAGGGGATAGCCTGGTGGGGTTTAAGGTTACGGCCTTACCATATCTGACAGCAGGAAATAGAAGTTTTGCATTAAACAACGAATTATGAAAAAGGTATTATTAATTTTCGCCCTATTTATGACCTGTTATGTGTCCGCCCAGAAAGTGGGGGTTGATGTTATCAAGTTCCAGGGAAATGTAACCTCAACAATCCGGGATACATACGATGTTCCGGCTGGGGAGTATTGGTTAATCTACAACACAACCACTACGCAATTGGAGGTGTCAGACGACACGGATAGTTGGGCTGCTTTTTCCGGGATTTCAGACGGCGACAAAGGCGACATCACGGTATCGGGATCAGGAGGGACATGGAATATAGATTCGGGAGCCGTAGGTAGTGCGGAAATAGCTAACGGGGCTATCCAGGGAACGGACGTAGCATCCAATACCATTGCAGGGTCAAACATTCTTAATGCCACAATAGAAGGTCAGGATTTAGCGACAAACACCATTGAAGAGCAAAATTTGGAAGTCACCAATGCGCCGACAGACAATTATATCCTTTCGTTTGATGTTACATCCGGCGGGTTTACGTGGGTTGAGGCCGCAAGCGGATCAGGGGATTTCCTGGCAGATGGCAGCATTCCAATGACTGGGAATTTAAATATGGACGGGAATGATGTTCTTAACACGGATCTAGTAGAGGCTCAAAACGCTTTTACTGCCAATACCTTGG